AGAAAGCAACCTATGCTATAAAAAGAAAGAAAACAAAGCATTATACGACATTAGCAGAAAAAGAAGCAGCATTTAAACAAGAAATGGATAGAAAATATTATAAAGCATTAGAACAAATGAATAAAAGCAAATAGTTAGAGCCAGAGCCCAAGAGCCAGAGCCATAATAGATATTACAAAAGTAGTGTCTTTTATGGCTCTTTTTTTATAAAGTGTGGTGAGAAAAAAATATGTCAGATGGAAGTATTACAATAGATACCAGCTTAGATAATAGTGGTATAGAACGTGATATAGAAAAAACAAAACAAATGCTGCAAAATGCAGGTACTGCAATGGGAAATCAATTTCAGCAAATAGGAAATGCAGCACAAAACAATATGAAAGTAGCAACACAATCTGTTACTAACTTGGAAAATGCAGTACAGCAAGCTGCAAATGCAGCGGGACAAAATTTGTCACAAGCATTAGAACAGTCTGCACAAAGTACAAATCAAAGTATGAATGAAGTGGGTAATTCATTACAGACAGTAGCACAGCAGGCAGAAAAAGCAGGAGAACAAGCAGCAAAAAGTATCACTGTAATAGACGTTACTGCAACAGGAATGACAACACGTGTAATACAAGCAGGAGAAGAATTATCTCAAAGTGTAGGCAATTCTCTAGGAGATTTAGGAGATACCATAAATGATGATGTCATAGAACCATTAGATAGTTTAGGAGATACATTAGGCGGTTTAGATGACAGCATAGGGGAACCAATAGATGGATTAAGAGAACCAATAGACGGCTTGGGAGATGATATAGACGGTTTAGCTGACGGGCTAGACGGTTTAGCCGATAGTGTAGATGGACTAGACAATGGTACAAAATCAATAGAAGCAGTAAAAAAAGAACTAGAAGAAACCGAAAAAAGCACCAAAAGAGTAAAAGAAGTCTTTTCGAAATTAGGTTCTCATATTACAGACGCTATGAAAAAAGCAGGTGCAGCAGCAACAGCAGCTTTTTCTGTAGCTATGGGTGCAGCGGTAAAGGTAGGTATGGACTTTGAAAGCGGTATGTCGCAAGTAGCTGCTACTATGGGAATTAAGGCATCTGAAATTGCAGCAGGAAGTAAAGAATTTGAAGCACTTACTCAAGCTGCAAAAGACGCAGGTGCTACAACACAATTTAGTGCAACACAAGCAAGTGAAGCGTTAAACTATTTGGCATTAGCAAGTTATGACGCTGAAAAATCCATTACAGCATTGCCTACAGTATTAAATTTGGCAGCAGCAGGGGGCATTGATTTAGGATATGCTTCTGATATGGTAACTGATAGTATGTCAGCGTTAGGGCTTGAAACAAATCAATTAGAAGGATTTGTTGACCAGCTTGCTAAGACTTCTCAAAAGTCAAATACAAATATCGCTCAGCTTGGAGAAGGCATATTGACTGTTGGTGGTACTGCTAAAGATTTAGCAGGCGGTACAGTAGAATTAAATACAGCATTAGGTATACTTGCAGATAATGGTGAAGGCATATTAACCGTAGGTGGTACTGCAAAGGATTTAGCAGGCGGTACTGTAGAATTAAATACTGCATTAGGTATACTAGCTGATAATGGTATCAAAGGGGCTAAACTTTTGGTCGCTTAGATAGAAATATCTTTGAAAAATAATTTGGTGAATTCGGTAAAACCTAAATTATTACTATAATATGGTAATACCGAGCCAAGCCAATTACGAAAGTATTGGAAGGTGTAGAGACTAGATAAAGTAAGCTAAGTAAAGCAATTTATATGCTGAAATATCCACGAGTGCCAAACATCTGAACAAGTTATGTTGAAGATGAAGATATAGTCCAACTCTTAGCGAAAGCTAAGTTCTAGCATAAAGAGGCTAGACAATGAAGTAATAGGAAGGTGGAACGGCGTTAAGAAACGTCATATTATCATTATCTGCTCCAACAGACAAAGCAGCAAAAACATTAAAAGATTTAGGACTTGAAGTATTTGACGCAAACGGAAAATTGCGTCCATTGAATGAAACATTCAAGGATTTAGACGGGAAATTATCCCAAATGTCAGATGAAGACAAAATAAATGTATTAAATACACTGTTTAACAAAGTTGATTTAAAATCTGTTAATGCCTTACTTGCAAACAGTGGGGAACGTTTTGACGAACTAAGCGGATATATTAGAAATTCCGCAGGTGCAGCAGCAGATATGGCAGAAACAATGAATGACAATTTGAAAGGCAAGTTGACTATATTGGGTAGTGCATTAGAAGGCTTGGGCATAGAAATGTATGAGGAATTTGAACAGCCTTTTAAAGAAGCAGCCGAAACAGCAATAAAAAGCGTTGACACCATATCATATAGTTTAAAAAATGGAAAACTTTCTGAAAGTATGCAGACAGTTGCAAGGGCAATAGGAAGTATGGCTTCAAAAGCAGCTGAATTAGCAATAAACGCATTGCCTAAAATGATAGATGGTTTTGCCTTTTTGGTAGACAATGCCCAAATATTAGGTACTGTGTTAGCCAGTACAGCGGGTGCAGTAGCAACATTTAAAGGGGTAATGCTTTTTAATGATATACAGAACAGTCTAAAAGCAGCAACAACAGCCGCCAGAATGTTTGGTGCAGGTATGACCACATCATTAACAGGTATGCAGGCAGCAGTAGGAGTAGTTTCAGGTAAATTAGGTGTTATGCAGGCAGCAGTGGCAGCACTTGGTAGCCCTATGGGTGTAGCAGCTTTAGCAGCAGCTGGCGTGACAGCAGGTATTATTGCTTTATCATTAGCAAGTAAAAATAATGCTTCTGATTTAGAAAAAAATAAAAAAGCTATAGAAGAATTTACAGAAGAATTAGAAGAAAGTCAAAAGATAAGAGATGCTATAGAAGAAAGACGACAGGAAGCATTAGAAACTTCTTTTGCTGAAATAGATAATACAGAAAGACAAATTTCTTCATTAGAAGAATTGGTTGACGCTAATGGAAAAGTGAAAGAGGGATACGAGGATAAAGCCGCAGCATTAGCTGAACAAATCAATAGTGTCATACCAAATGCTATATCAATGACAGAAGATGAAAGTGGTGCTTATTTAAAAGTTGCAGATAGCATTGACTTAATGATAGCAAAAAAGAAAATAAACGCTTTAATTGATGCTAATCAAGAAAGTTATGCAAATGCTTTAAAAGAGTCAAGAGAAGCTGCTGATAAATATTCAGAGGCATTAGAAAATCAAAAGGTTGCTCATGAAAATTTGCAGAAAGCAACAAGCGATACTACAAGTAAACAAGAAATCTATGATATAAATTTAAAAAAAGCACAAGAAACTGCTAATGAAGCTGATAAGGCAGTAGAAGAATTAGCAAAACAATATGAAGAAAGTATAAACATTATAACAGAACAAAACAATCTACTTACTGCTTCTCAAAGTGAAAGTACAGAAGAAATTAATAATGCTATAGCAAGTCAAGGTGTAGCACTAAAGCAATATACTGCTGACCAGTTAGAAGAGGCAGATAAACAACTTCAAAACGAAAAAGAAAAATATGATAATTTAAAAAGACTATATCAGGACTTTAATAATGAATATACAAAATCTCAGTTAGATGCTCAAAAAGATGTTGTTGAGAAAGCACAGGCCATTAGAGATAATGCTTATGCAGAAGCGGAACAAGCAAGCAAAGCAGCAGGAGAAGCAGAAGTTAATGCAATGATAAATGGCATCAGCGGACTAACAGAAACATTAAAGTCTGAAATGAAAAAAACTGTAGATACAGCCGTAGAAGCTGCAAACTCTATACAACAAGATATGGAGCAATCAGGTATAAATGCTATATTAGGTTTTGCACAAGGTTTACAACATCAGCCAAGCATAAATAAAGTAATTAATTCCGCAATTAGTTTAGGAACTTTAGCGATAGTAAATTTAAACAAAGCATTAGATGAACATAGCCCTTCTGAAAAGACTAAAAAATCTGGTAAATACTTTGATGAAGGCTTAGCAATAGGTATTGAAGAGAACAAAGGTTCAGTTATGGAAAGTGTAGAAGACCTTTCACAAGAAGCATTAGATATAGCAAACAAGAGTAGTTCTGATTATAAAGAAATAGGCGAATTATATGGCGAGAATTATTTATCTGGACTAGAAACAATGCTTGACGGCACTGTAGAGTTAATAGAAAAAAATACAGATACTATGATAAAGGCATATGAAAAGTCTATGGAGGAGCAATTAGAGACAATAACAAAAGACATAGAAGCACAAACCGATGCCAAAGTAGAAGCCATAGATGACCAAATATCGAAGCTGAAAGATGTAAAAGACAAGGCACAAAAAGAAGCCAACAAAGAGGAAATCAAAGCACTAGAAAAACGGAAAAAACAAATAAAAGAATATTCAAAAGAACGAATACAACAAATTAAAGATGATGCAAAAGAGCAAACAAACGCATACAAAAAAGGTATGCAGACACTTGAAAAAGCAGGTATTGACATTATCAAAAAAGCCAGCAGTGACATTGAAAAAGAGTATAAAAAGCGTCAAGACGCTATTGTAGAGCAATTCCAAAGCCAAAAAGATGAAATATTGTCATTACAAGATAGTTTATACTCTAAAACTTCTGAATATGGTGAGTTATTCCATTATGATGAAGAAACAGGAGAAATGGTATTAAATGACATTGAAAAAATAAACGCTGAAAAAGATAAGTTTTTAGATTTAATTGAAGATTTAAAACAAGCAGGATTTTCTGGTGTTTCACTAAAAGAAATATTAGACCTTGGTGTGGAAGAAGGTATTGCCTATATAGAGGAATTAAAAAGAAAATATGGTACAGGTGAGAGCTTAGAAAATTATGCAAATTCTTTGGACGAAAGAAGAAAACAAGAAGAACAAAGAATACAAGAAATATTTGAGGAAGATTTAAAAGCAGTAGATACATCATTTAATCAGGCAATGGAAAAATTAGCAAATGATATGCCAGAGCTCACAAGAGAAGTATTAGAAAAAACTGTAGCAGAAGTTTATACTATTCTCTCTGAAAAATATGCAGACTTGATAACAATAGACCCTAACTTTTTTGACAATATGATAAACACTCTAAATGCTGAAATATTAGGTAGTATTTCCCAGAAAGAAGGTGTTGTAGTACCAGTTAAAACAGAAGTAGGAGATATTGCACAACAGGTAACAGAACAAACACCAGCAGTACAACAAGCAGGTTCAGAACTTACAATTAGTATTGCAGAAACAGTAGAGAATGATGGGGACGAAGTTGTTGATGCAGTGGACAATGTAAGTAAAGACAGTGTTCAGGCAATGGAAAGTTACAAACCAGATTTCAAAGAAGTAGGAGCAGACTATATTGATATGCTGACGGAAGGTATGAAAAGTAAATGGAGTACAGCGGTCAGTGTAGCAGGTGATATTGCAAGAAGTTTAAAAGAAGAATTAGAAGAAGTTGCAAGTTTTTCTGTAAAAAGCAATGAAGAAGCTATGACAGCAAGGCAGTTAGTAGAAAGTGCCGAGCCTTCTCTACTCCATTCATTGTACAATGATATGCTTTCAGCGGTGGAAATACAACAAAGTAGAGTAGCGGCAGCTAGTGCAAGCTACATTACAAATAACAACCAATCTAGTACAGTAGAGAACAATATGGGGGATATTAATTTCAATATTGCAGAAGTAAAAGGCAACAGTGCAGACAGAAGTGTTGACAAACTAATGCAGCAAGCGGAATTTTACAGACGACAAAGAAATTTAGCGGTAGGGGTGAGATAGTATGAGAACACAAAACGAACCTTATTTTATATTTAAGGGGATAAACAGCAAAAAAATGCGACTACAAATTTCCACACTACCCCAAATTGTAAAACCCAAAAGAAGAATTACAAATATTACCATAGCAGGAAGAAATGGCAATGAAATAGAAGATAGTGGAACATATGAAGGTTATACATTGTCTATAGGTTGCGGTATAGAACACATTACACAAACAGAACTAGAAAAAATGTGGGAATGGCTTGACGGTTCTGGAGATTTAATACTATCTACAGAGCCTACAAGAATATACAAGGCAAGAGTAGACAATGACATCAGTTTGTCTGATATGTATTGGGTGTTTCAAAATTTTTTAGTACAGTTTGATGTAGAACCTTTTAAATATAGCGTTAACAAATCAAATGACTTTGTAACACTAACAAAAAGCGGTACATTACATAATAAAGGTAGCTATTATGCAGAACCTATATTAAAAGTATATGGCAATGGCACTGTTACAATGCAAATTAATGGGAAAAGCTATAGCTGCCAAAATGTAACGGATTATGTCACTATAGATAGCACTCTACAAATGGTATACAAAAATAATATCAATAAAAATGCAGACTATTTGACAAGAGATTTTCCCAAATTCAAAAAAGGAGAAAATACTATCACATTTTTAAGCGGTGTAACAAAAATAGAAATAGAACCAAATTGGAGGTGGTTGTGATTGGCAAAAACATATAATACATTGACTATAGAAGTCAAAGAAGATATTACAGATATTATCACAGCAAAACAAGATGATACACAAAGCCGTTATTTAGATGTAATATTGCAGGACGATGGCCAGCCTATCAATTTAACAGGGCAGGAAGTCAGAATATATGGCAGAAAAAAAGACAAAACAGAATTTTTCAATGATGGAACAATTACAGATGCAGCAAAAGGAAGATGTCAATTTGAACTCACAAATCAGGCACTTGCTGTAGTGGGAGATGTAGAAGTTGAAATTTCTATATGGCAAAATAATCAAAGAATATTGACTACACAGACGTTTAGAGTGTTTGTTGTACCTAAAATAAGAAATGATACTGCTATAGAAAGTAGTAATGAGTTTGGGGCATTGGTGGTGTTGTTTCAAAAACTGTATGACTTTTGGCTGGATATAGAAAAAACACTTGGAAAGCCAAATGATACAGGCGGTACAGAAACAGCAGGTACTGTTATGGCAAAGTTAAATGCTCTGTTTAAAGCAAGTGGTGCTAGTAGCTTAAAAGTAAAAAGTGTACAACACGGATTTATCTTCGCTGGTTCTACTAAAACAGAGAGTAGACTACTTGCAATTGCAACTGTAAACGTAGCAAAATCTATATTAATAACAGATACAGGTGGAATAGGATTACAAATAGGTTCTGCTAGATATGTAGCACCTCAGTTAATAGATAGTAATCATTTAAAGCAATATCCACATTCATATGACAGGGATAGTAATACTAATACGTATACCTATTATTTTCCAGCTTCTAACTGGTCTATTGTTGAGTTTTATTAAAAGGAGGTTTTACAATGAGATATGCACAAATTGATAGCAACGGCATATGCTTTGCAGAGTCATTTTTATCTGGAGAAGTAAATGCAAAGGATATGATACTTTTATCAGATGGTGAGCCTTCTCCGTTAGGCAAAAGATATGTCAATGGTATGTGGGAAGAAGTGGAAATAGAAGAAATACCTCAACCACCATCTGATAGCGAAATCATTATGCAAAGTATATCAGAATTAGAGTTGCAAAACTTTGAAGCACAACAAGAAAGACAAATGTTGGCACAGCAAATGGCAGATTTAGAGTTAGCAATGTTAGAAGGAGGTAGTACAAATGTTTGAGTTATTGAAAATGAGGTACGAAAGAAATTTTGTCAGAAAAGACCAGTTGCAAAGATATGTTGCATTGGGCAAAATCACACAGCAACAATATGAACAAATTGTAAAAGAAAAGGATAGAGTAGAGGACGAAGTTGTATGATAACAATACATAATAAATTCACTAGGGATTTTACAGGTATAGGAAGCAATCTATTGTATCCAGATAGTTGTACAGTACAAGAGGAGTTAAATGGTATGTTTGAAATGACATTGACACACCCCTATGATGTGCAGGGAAGGTGGAAAGGTCTACAGCTTCAAAATATTATTGTTGCTCCTACTCCGCTAGGAAATCAGCCTTTTAGAATATATAAAACCGTTTTCAATTTTGAAAGTATTACGGTTTATGCCAAACACATATTTTATGACTTGCTTGACAATATGGCAAAAGAATTTGAAGTAAATTTAGTAGACCCTCAACAATGGCTAGATATTTATAAAGAGTCGTTGGTGTTAGAACAAGGATTTACATTTACAGCAGAGTGGCAAGAAGGTACAGAAGGCACTGGAAAAGGATTTGTTACAAGAGATATGAATGGCGTTGCTGCATTGATTGAACCTTATCAGCCACAAAATAAAATACAGCGTGAAAATAGAAGTTTTGTATCTTGGTTTGAGGATATGACATTGATAAGGGATAAATGGCACGTACATTTTAAGCAGTGGAGTGAAGAAAGCACAGGTTTTTGTATTCAGTATGGCAGAAATATGACAGGATTAATAGTAGAAGAAGACATTTCAGACATTATCACTAGGGTATATCCTAGAATAGGGGGAGGAACAGAAGAAGAACCTATTCCGCCCTATAGCAAAGAATACATAGATAGTGTTCACGTAGGAGATTATGTATATCCTAAAGTGAGGGCAATACAATATGACAGCTATGACCCTTCCGAAGTAAATGATATGCTTTATGAGATATTAGTTAATTTGGTTACATTTGACTATGACCAAAAAGCTACAGTAAATGTCAATATCAATGTTAATTTCCAAATGCTTTCCCGTCTGGAAGGCTATGAAAAATATAAAGACTTGGAAAATGTGATAATAGGAGATATTGTTACCATTGTAGACGAAAGAACAAATTTGAAAAGAAATGCAAGAGTGATTTCTTATGATTGGGACGCTGTGGCACAAAAATATAATGGCATTGAATTAGGTACAGCAAAAGAAACGTTAGTACATTACATAAAAGGTGGTTCTTATGTGCCAAGTGGTTTATAAAAGGAGTGATAATAGTGATTAACTGGAAGGTAAGGGCAAAAAATCCGTATTTTTGGTTCGGATTGGTGGCGATAGTGTTGGCGGCTGTTGGAGCAAAACCAGAAATGTTTACCAGTTGGGCAATACTAGCGGAGCAGGTGAAAAACCTTTTAAGCAATCCTTTTGCACTGGGTTGTGTTGTAGTTGCTGTAGTAGGCTATATCAATGACCCTACTACACAAGGCATTACAGATAGTAAACAGGCATTGACTTACAATAAACCTAAAAAAGATTGAGGTGATACATATGGAAATCAAACAGATGTTAGCACATCAAAGCAATTACAACAAAGGCAGAAAACAGTCCATACAGTTTATTGTAGTACACTATACCGCTAATGATGGTGATACTGCAGAAGGAAATGGTAATTATTTTGCTCAACCTAATCGAAATGCTTCTGCACATTATTTTGTAGATGAAAATGAAATCGTACAAAGTGTAAAAGATACTGATACGGCTTGGCATTGTGGAGCAAAAAGCTATAAGCACCCAAAATGCAGAAATGGTAACAGTATTGGTGTTGAAATGTGTAGCAAAAAAGATGACAAAGGGCAATATTACATAAATGAACAAACACAAAATACAGCTGTTGAACTGATAAAGGTTCTTATGGAAAAGTACAACATACCACTAGAAAATGTGCTTAGGCATTATGATGTTACGGGCAAAATATGCCCAGAACCTTTTGTGAGAAACCAAGTACAATGGTTAGACTTTAAAAAGAAGTTGAGTGAAAAAAAGAAAGAAGGTGCAGAAATGATATACAACTATATTGATGACAATATGCCAGATTGGGCAAAACCTACAGTGCAGAAACTGATTGACAAAGGTGCTTTGAAAGGAGATGAAAAAGGAGAATTACTGCTTACAGGCACTATGTTAAGGTTGTTTGTAATACACGACAGAATGGGTATATATGATAAGTAAAAGTAGAAAAATATTCTTTTTTCTTTTTTTTATTTTTAATCTACACAAATTTTTATAAGATTAATAAAACACACTTTTAAATTGTGAAATTATGCTATATGATAATATAATACAATCCCCCTAAGAAAGGGGTATTTATGATACATATAAAATTAGCAGTTTTATTAGCAAAGAAAAAGTGGACACAAGCAGAACTAGCAAGAAGAACAGGGATACGTCCCAATACTATATCAGATTTATACAATGAAGTTTCAACAGCTATTACATTTTATAATTTAGAACAAATTTGTATCACATTACAGTGTAGAATAGAAGATTTAATTGAAATAAAACAAAAATAAAATAAAATAATTAAAATAGGGGGATTGTTCGGAGAGGAATAATCCCCTTTATTTTTTTGTATTATTTTTGTAAAATGATATATAAATTTGTTATATTTTGCTATAATGACTGTAGTTTTATGTTATTGTTTAGAAGGGAGAAAATGAATTTTGAAAGGGAAAAAAATATTGATTTTAGGAAATGGCTTTGATTTGGCACATGGTTTGCCAACTCAATATGGGGACTTTTTAGAATATTGTAAAAAGGTTTATGGAATTATTGATAGTAATATATATTTAAATGAACGAATGGATTTAATTTTGCGAAAAATATATCAATATATAAAAGCTAATATTTGGCTTGAGTATTTTGAAGGAGTATATGCTGAAAATGAAATAAAAGGAGAAAATTGGATTGATTTTGAATCAGAAATTAGTTTTATTGTTAGTTTTATAGATAGATTTTCTGAGAACTTGTTAAAGATGCGACAGGAATTATTAGATGAATTACAAAATCCACAAAATGAAAATTATAAAAAATTAAATATTTTTGCTAATTGTTTGCCTAGATATATTAATAAAACGAATAAAGATACAAGGAAAAGATGTTTTGAAGATTTAGAAGATTTTATTTGTGCATTACAAATATATTTACTTGAAATTGTAGAAAAAAAGGATATTAAAGAATTAGGCATTATTAAAAATATTAATCCAGACTACATTATAAATTTCAATTATACACATACTTATGAAAGACTATATAATGATAAAGCAGAAGTTTTTCATATTCATGGAGAATGTAAAGAAATTTATAAAGAAAATGGAATAAACAATATGGTTTTAGGAATAGATGAATATTGGTCAAAGAAAAAACGTAATAAGCACACAAATTTTGCAATTTTTAAAAAATTTGTTCAAAGAATACGTAAAAAAACAGGGACGAAACACATTGAATGGTTAAATGAAATCAATGAGATTTATCAGCAAGATAAAGAAAACGGAATATCAGATATTTATATATTCGGTCATTCTTTAGATATTACAGACAAAGATATATTGCAAGGATTTTTTAAAAGTAAGGCTACGAGAATACATATTTACTGTAAGGATAGAGAAACAGAAGGAGAATTAATAGCAAATGTGATAAAGCTAATGGGAGAAGAAAATTTATTACAAAAAGTAAATCAAATACCACCAAAAATAGAATTTATTGTTCCATAATTTATTTTATAAGCCCTTTTGCTAGAAAAAGGGCTGTTTTAATTTTTGAATAATTGATAACTTATATGAGCAAATTCTTCTGTAGCAATATCATTTAGAGTTGCTTTTGCTTCTGGAGTAACCATAGTAAATTTTTGGCTAAGGTAGCGGAGAGATGCAGCAAGTTCACCATCTGGACCACCATATTGTTCTATCATAATTTTTGCTAATCTTGCATCTGGCGTTGTAATTTTAATAGGAAATTCTAATTTTTTCTCATAAATCCACATTTATTTACACTCCTTTCCTGCAAGGGAATAATTAAATTGAGATTGCCAAGGCCAAGGATTATTTTTCCATTGCCAATTTTGCGTGTCTGTGGCATAACTTCTGAAAGAACATAAAGGACCAAAGGCATCTTCATATTTTGCTCTAACAGTATCTGCTGCTACAATGACTTGATTATAAGCATCTATTGCTTCTGTATCTTCAGGGTGTGTATTCAAATATAATCCCAAATCAACTGCCATAAAATCCAACTGAGTTAAACTATTTAAAAGTTCTTCTCTGTTCATAGTAACCCTCCTTTACAAAAACTTTGTTAAATTACTGCCTTGAATATAAGGCTGTACTAAATCACCAAAAGCAGTACCACAAACTAAACTTTGTTCTTCTGTCATAGTATTTGCATTAGGCTGAGGAGCAACATAAGCCTGTGCTAAACCAATTTTGTTTATGAGCCAAGCATTACAATCCATTTGTATTATTGTGTCAGTACCTGTTGTAGTTCCTGTTATACTACCTGGTATGTTTTGGCAAGAGCATCTTCTTGCTTCTATAACAGAAACAGCATTTTGTTCCATTACAAAATCATCACACATTTCTTTCACAATAAGCCCTCCTTTTTTTATTGTTTTTACATTAACCAAAATATGCGTTTATAAAAAATATGTGCTTATCTACCTATTATAAAAAAATCAAAAACAAATAAAAAACGTGTCAAAAATATGACACGTTTTTAAAAACATTTTTATTTATTATATATTTTCCCATTTTGTATAGCGACCGCAGGTTACTTTTACATTTTTACCTGGTTCTATCCATTCAATATTTTTTTCTGGAATTTCTAATATTTCAAATAATGTATTGATAGGAATGTACAGTCTATTGTCTTTGATTTCGGCAGCTTCTTCCATTTGTTGCTCTACACCATTTATAAATACTTTATTACTGCCATTTGTAAATGAAACATCTTTTGATGTTTCTCCCCAGAATTTGAGTGTTGCAGTAGAAGTTTGATTGTCCCAAACAGTTTCTAGAAATTCTGGTGTACCTCTAAAACGTGGTATAGATTGTAGTGCTATCATCATATGCCCATTTTTTTCATAAACAGCAATACTTTTTTCGTTTTCTTTGTCGCTATAGTCATTACGATAAAATACAGTACCATCATATTGTGTAGATACTCTAAATGTTTCTTCATTTTTGGCAGTAGCTAATACATTAATAAAAAGTTTATCTTCTATTTCAAGAGGAAAACCTGCTACACTACGAAAATACCAATATAATTGTTTTTCTCCATTTTCTAAATATTGAGAATTGCCCTTAAAAAGCATATTAAAATCTTTGTCACATAAATATATTTCATCGTCTGTTATATCTGGAGGCATATAAAGTCCTCTTTTGATACCATTGACACCATTAATATAAAAATCTCTGCTATCTTGATAGAATGTAAAATTATTTCCTTCAAATGAAATTGTTACACTGTTTGCTTCGTTATCTTTTGTGAAAAGTACTTTTTCAGTATAATTAGAATAATCGTGCTGTGCAATTTGTTTAAATTCATTTTGCATCAATTCTTTCATTGTTTCCTCTGAAATATCACTGTAGTTATTTTTTATAAATTCTCTGTATTCTATTTCTCTGCCAACTGCTTCTCTAAGGGGTATCATGATGTAATCATTTTTAGCATAAGGCATATGTTCAAATGTAATAGCAATATCTTCCTCTCCTCCATAAGCAGTATCATCTAAAGGAGTAGAACCATAAATACGAATTGTTTGTTTTAAAGAAAGAGTACCATCTTTTTGTAATGTTGCAATATAAAAGCTATAAGGTAATATCTTTTTATAGATTTGTTGTGCTATATTTTGTTGCGTTTGAGAATGTGGTGTTGTTTCAAATGTTACATTTTCAATACCTGTCGTTTTAATAAAAAGTGCTTTGTTTTGCTCTGTCCAATCCATTGTACTACCTGCACTTAAACCGTTATTTTGTTCACTGATTGCTACATAGTCCAGTTTTAACTCGTCCCATATTTTGTCTGCTTTATTTTGTCCATCTATCAGCTGTGCCATAGTATATTTTGCAGGAGAGTCTAATACAATATCTGCATTAGGTGCGACATCTGAAATAATATCTTGTACTTGTTTTGTGTCAATAGGTTTTATGTGCAATACGTCCTCTTTGACATATGCCCCACCATACATACTATCGCTGAGCCTATTCAGTACAGTGTCCCAGCCATCTCTACTAGCAAAACAATTTACGGTGTTTGATAAAAGCAGTACGAAAGTCAATAACAATGTTTTTTTGTTCATATCCTCACTCCCCTAACTTTTTTTTTAATAATAATACTATTGGAATATATTTCATTATAGCATAATAATATTGAAATAGTTTATTCTTACGAATATTGTAATATTTCTTAATAAAAAATTAAGTTTTATAAAAGATTTTATTAAAAAAGTGCTAAAAGTGTTGATATTATAATGTTTTTAGCACTTTTTTGTTTTAAATTTTATATGTCTTTAAGCATTTTTGTCCCACTTTTGTCCTACTTCTTCAAAATTTAATTTTTTTCCCAGTATTTCAGCAGCAGAAATATCTGTTTCAGCTAATGCGTGTAAATATCTATTTGTAGTAGATAAATTAGTATGTCCCAAACGATTTGATACAGTTTTAATGTTTACACCATTAGATAATAGTAGTGAGGCAGAAGTATGCCTTAAACTATGAAATTTAATGTGTGGTAAATGGTATTTTTTCAAAAAATTTTGGAACCAAATTGTTATTGCTATAGGAGGTATATAATCTCCTTTTTTATCCATAAAAAGCATATTGTATTGATTTGGTATTTGTGTGCGAAGCTGTTGTTCTATTTGATATTTTTTGTATTGCTTTAGCATTTGAACTACATAGTCAGGTATTGCTATAGTACGATTGCTACTAACTGTTTTAGGAGTTTTTATTCCTTTTTTACCATTAATTTGATATACTGATTTTGAAATAACAATTTGTTTTTTATCCCACAATATATCACTCCATTGCAAAGCAGCTAATTCTGCACGTCTGCACCCTGTACATAAAGCAATATGAATTAACATTTTATATTCAAAAGGCTCTTTTTCTATACAATTTAATAGTACAGAAATACCATTTTCATCTAATATATCTGTATGAGTTGGTAATACTTTAGGCATATCAATATTATTTAATGAAGTAGGATTAAAATCCAATATTCCTTTTTTGCAGGCAAACTTAAATACAGATTGTAACACTATATAATATCTTTTTATCGTTGCAGAAGATAAATATACTGATTTTGTATGATAACTTGCTTTGTGTTCTGAAAGAGCATTTACAAATTTTTGTATATGTAGTGGTGTAATGTCAACTAATTTTAAATGTCCTAGTGCAGGAATAATATAATTGTTTATTATATTTTGATATTGATAATAAGTAATAGGTGAGAGTATTTTTTTCTGCATCTCCAGATAAATATCACAAAAATCACTTAGTTTGATTTTATTATCTTTTTTGACGATACCCTTTTTTACATTCTCCTCAAAATGTACTGCAATACGATTTAACTCTTTTTGTATTTGCTTTTGTGTCATATTTTCTTCAGGTTTCCATGTCATAGCTTCAACTATTTTTTTACCGTTAATGTTTGTACCACAACATACTCGTATTTGATAAGAATTTCCCCTTTTTCGAATTGTTGCCATATTATATCAATCCCTTTCTGTTTTTTTGTAAAAAACTTGAAAGTGTAGAGCGACTTTGATATAATGTATACATAAAAGTATACATAATTTTATTTAGTAAAATGTGTAAAGAAGCCCTTGTTGTTGGAAGCAGAAGGGCTTTCTTTATTTTCAATTATAAGTCATATTGTGATGCACTAAATTTGTATAGTATAAATCTAGCGTTTGTTTTGCTTTGTATAAAGCCGTGTGAGTATAAGCTACAATATTGTTTATTTTTGTGGTATTTTTAGACAAACATTCCAGTACATATTGTATATGAAATAGATTTAATTTTGA